AACACAATCAGCGTCCGGAACCCTTCAAACCACAGGCGCGGAAATTTCCGCCGATGATTTACTTACACTTCAATTCAGCTTGCGCAGACCCTATCGCAAGTCAGCAGTTTGGTTGACTTCGGACGCGGGCTTAGCGATGATACGCCGCTTGAAAGACACAACCGGCAATTTCATTTGGCAACCTTCATTGACCGAAACTGAACCTTCAAAACTTTTCGGACAGGCGATTTACACAAGTGAATTTATGCCAGCACCAACCGCCGGAAATATAGCTGTATTGTATGGAGACTTCAAAAATTATTTTCTAATCGGCGAACGCGGACAAATGGAAATGCAAGCACTTCGCGAGCTTTACGCAATGTCAGGGCAGGTTGCTTACTTAATGACTTCTAGGGTTGATTCAGTGCTTAGCAATCCCGAAGCTATTCGCGGGCTTAAAATCAGGGCATAATCAATACTTATGGCGCGGAAGAAAAATTAGATCCCGCCATTTATGGAGTGAGGATTTTGACAAACGAATTGTATCTGAAACTCGAAAACGTTGCACAGTTTGAAGATGACATTGCCGACCTTAAAGAGGCAATCAGCGAACTTTCTAGGCACTACAGCCCGACGCAGAATTTACTTGACAATTTAATTTTCTCCCTTACTAAGAAGGAAGAAGCATGGCGAGAAATCGAAAGCCGCGCCGACTTCAAAGCCGCTTTTAAAAATCGGGTTGAAGCACGCACCGCTTATCTTAAACGTTACTTTAAGGAGGCTTAATCATGACACTTTATCAGCTTAAGAAACGCGCCGCCGACCGTGATTTAATTATTCGTAAGGACGGACACGGCAATTTTATGCTTGTCGACATTCATACCGGCGGTGTTGCCGCTTATCCCGCGCAAATGTCACTTGAGGAAATTGAAAATTGGCTTGATGACCTCGACGAGAAGGACAAGCAAGCCGACCTCGAACGCGAACCCTTTTAAACAAAAATAGCCCCGCAGGAAATGCCGCTGTCGTTACCCAATAGCGACGGCGGACACCTGCTAGGCAATGAATGGAGGTTATATCATGGAATATTCAACTAAACAATTTGCGGCTTTAGTGCCTTGCTCCACAGATACAATTCATAAGTGGAGACAATTTGAAGACGGCATATCAGAACCGTTACTTGCGCCCGACCACGAGGACGAACGCGGATACCCCCGCTACACCGAAGCGCAACTGCCTATCGCTCGCGCCCTGCTTAATCAGCGTAAATCTACGCTTAAAGGAAAATCTTCGCCCGACGCAGTAGACACCGACGGAAAAATTTCCGTGACACCCGCGCCGATGCACGACCACAACATCAATTCCGCGCAAAAAAATATAGTCAGCATATAGCAAACGCCGTTTCCTTATGGTACAATGTATCTGCAATGATGCACACTGTAGCCGAAGGAACGGCGTCCGCATTCCATATTTAAACCCCCAAAGGAGGTCTCATTTCATGAATGATTTAACTGATAAGAAGAATACCACAAGACGCGACACTTCGCAACGACTTTTTTTTGCCGCTAAAGTTAGAAGTAGAAAAAGACAAAACGACAGCACCACTTCGCAAGGCGCAATTGCTGATTCTGGAAAATTTTCCGGCAAACAGATTCTTGAAAATTTGCCCGATGAAATTCTTGCGCAACCGCGTTTTCTTCCCGTCAATGCAGATAAATCGCCTAAACTCAGCGGCTGGAATCAAACTAGAAATCAAAAGTATTTTTCCAAAGTTTATGGCAGTGATTATGTTGGTTTTGACATTTCAGGGCACGACCGCGCCGATGATTATATTGTTTTCGACTTCGACCATGTGCGCAACCCCATAACCGGCGAATTTGTCAATCAAGATGCCGAACGCTGGTTTAACTATTTCTTAATGCTCGAAACCTATTGCGAACTTTCACTCAGCGAAGAGGGATTCCATTTTATTGCAAAGCCCACGCAGGGCAAATTTGGAAAAATTATCAATAACGACAGAGGCACGCTTTATTTCGATAAAAACAATCCTAAATGCAAACTCGAAATATTTTACCGGCAAGCGGCACGTAGTCTTATCTTTACGGGCAACGTTTATAAATGCGCTCCAAAAACGCCTATTGAACAAGGAGAAGGCGTCGACGAATATTTAACTCAAGTTCTTAACGAAATAAAACGCCGCAACCCCGACATTGATAAAAAAGCTTTAAAGGCACGGCAAGCCAAAACCCGCGAAAAAACTTTTCCAAAAAACGTTCAATCGCTTATCGACGAAATTAACGCAATCACGCCGGAACAGCTTGAGGATAAGGGCTATCTTCGCCACTCCGAAAAAGGCGCACCGCGTCCGAACGGTTATATCTGTAATTGGTGCCATTCCGGCACGCACGAACATAAAACCGGCGGCTTGACCTATTATGACGATACTAAACTTTTCTATTGTCACGCTCGTGGTTGTGGCGGCGATATTATTCATTTCCTGTCGCATATTTATGGGATTCCCGACAACGGAAAAGAATTCTTCGTATTACTCAAAAAGATTGCCCATGATTTTTCTATTTCCTATGACACAAAAATTTTTGATAATCCTCGAAAGAAAGCTGTCGACCAAATTGCTATCAATGCAACTGATTCAATCGAAGATATTCAAGCAAAAATTCGCGGGCTTTGTGAATGGGCACGAGATAAAAACGGCAACCCGACCAAAATTAAACCGACCGTTCAGAATTATAAACTTATCTTCAATAACGACCCGAATTTAAAAGGATTATTCGGACGCGATGACTTCAGGCAGGAAATAGTTTTTAAACGCCGCGCTGTTTGGCACTCGAAGCACGCACCCTTGAAGGACAGCTGGGACGACACCGACGACGCTGAGCTTAGATTGTATCTTGCTGAATTCTATGCTGAAATGCCCACGTTGCAACGCACCCTCGATTATACTACCCGCGTTGCTGGCGAGAATTCTTTTCACGCTATCAAGCAATTTTTTGAAGCACTGCCCAAATGGGACGGCACCGACCGCATGGAAACTATTTTCTGTAAATTCTTAGGCGCAGACGATACCCCATACACCCGCGCCGTTACGAAACATTTTTTCTTAGGAGCAATCGCACGCGCATTTTATCCCGGTTGTGACTTCCAAAGCGTTCCTGTCCTACAAGGCGAACAAGGTATCGGCAAAAGTAGAGTATTGCGTATGTTAGGCGGCAAGCACGGCGTTAATCCCAAAGGCGAAAATTGGCATATCGCATTGCGTGACCAACTCGACGATTCCCACGCTGTCGACGCCATGCGCAAAGGCTGGATTGTTGAAATTGAAGAATTCGCCGCAGGAAGTCGCGCCGATGTCAACGCAATGAAGGGCGTCCTTAGTGCCGACGACGTTACAAGAAGATTTGCCTACGACCGCCGCGCTAAAACCGTTAAATCACACTGGGTATTTATCGCCACCTGCAACGATGACGCACCACTTAGAGACCAGACCGGCGCACGACGCTTTTTGCCTATCAAATGCCACAATAAAGAATCTACTATCGTTGAAGGTATGACACCCGAATATATTCAGCAAATTTGGGCTGAGGCTTATCTTACATTTAAGGAAATGTTCCCGACTGTTGATTCTTTCGACGCTGATAAATTGCGCCTGCCTACTGACATTCAAAAGCAAGCTGCAGACAAAGCCGCCGGCATTACTCAAGATGACGGCTTGACCACCGAAATTAAAGGCTTTATCGACCAAAAGATTTTACCCCTTGTTATTTGGAACTTACTTTCACGTGAGGAACGCCGCAAATTTTTCGTTAATGGCGGAGGCTTGATAATGGTTGACGCCTTGACCGAATTTAATCACCGGCGAAGGGCTCGCGGCGGAAAGCCCGATGACGTTCAGCGCGACGTTAACCTTATCTATGACTTTCTTAATGGCACCGCTGGGAAAAATTTTGTCAGGATAGAGAAAATTAAACGTGGCGACAATGTTATTGATGAATACCATATTTACGGCTCGGAACTTCGACAGCACATTTGCCAAAGCGAAATTTATCAAGAATGCTTTGGTGCTGATAACCGCAAGCGCATGAATCGTATTGCTGAAATACTTTCAAGGCTGGACGGCTGGACTTTAGGCGAGAGATTACAGAAAAATGACCCTTCATATCCCGACCAGAGAAAGCCGTATTATCGCGATTGATAGTTTTGTAGGCGTAGTAGGCGCAGGTAGGCGTACTCATTAGGACACGTCGAAGACCCACGCCTACACTTTTTCGCCTAGTGTAGACTTGATTTTCTTGCCACTTTAGGCAAGGTAGGCGCAGTAGGCGCACTATTTTAAACTTATTAGCAATCCCGACGAGTGAAAAACGTAACCATGTGCACATAAACACAAAATTTAGTTCGGGATTCACTGTATATATTGAAAAACCCACGCCTATTACGCCTACACGCCTAAATGTTGTCAGGACGCGAAAAATTTTGTAGGCGCACCTTTTAGGGCACGCCTACCGCGCCTACACTCGAAAGTGGCAGGGTAGGGCGGTTAAAATCGCTGGGGAGACTAGGATTGTAAACCGCGCGTCCCCTTTACGTGGAAAAATCCCATTTCATAGAGTTTTGGAGGTATCAAATATGGCGAAAGACGGCACGACACGCGGCGGAAACCGCATTGGCGCGGGTAGGAAGGGCAAATCGCGCAAAGATAAAATCCTTGACGGTACCGCGCATTTCACCGAGAAAAACGGCGTAAAAGTATCAAAATCGAAAGTAAAACCGCCGAAAAAATTTTTGACTGCCGACCAAAAGGACGGCTCGAAACTTTATTCAAAGAAGGTGTACAAAGAGGTTATGGAGTGGATAGCAAGTCAAGGTTGCGAAGACCTATTGCCGCCGCAACTGGTTGAGGATTATGCACAAGCGACAGGGCGGCATATTCAATGCGAGGAATTCTTATCGCAATTCGGATTGATAGCAAAGAATAGTTCCGGCGAGGCTAGCGCAAGTCCATTCCACAAAATGAATTGTGACTACATCAAATTATCTAGTCAGCTATGGAATCAGATATATTCGGCAGTCAGGGAGAATGCACCGCAAGGGCTAATCGGCGTCGACAGCACAGACCCAATGGAAAGGTTATTCAGGAGGAAATAAAATGGCGAAAAATCTTTTGGACTTAGCAAGCGATTTATCTTGCCTATTGCCCAATAACAAAGTTGAAGACCCAAAGCCGGAGGAAGAATTAAAAACCGGAAAAGCTGTTCAGGTAAAGAAAACGGAAAATCGGCACGCGATGCGCCGCGTGTTGTCGGAACTAGCATTGGAAAAAGAATTGGATTGGCATTTTGAACAGGGCGTAAGTTACCACAGCA